TGCGTCGGCGCGAACACGCGGAACGGCGAAAGACGACCAGCGTCAATCAACTTTTGCGTCGTGGTAGCGCGAACGAAGCCGGTGAAATACTTGCCGAGACCCTTGGTCCACGGGGTAGCGGACAGTCCGATGAACGGCACGTTCTCCCACGCCGGATCGTCAAGCCACTTGTTGTAGAACTTAAACCACTTGTGGACTTCATCGATCAGCACCAGGTCGGCGTCCGGGATACGCTTGCGCCGTTGCAGTGTTTGTACCGACGCAATCTGAACGGGCTTCGACCAGTCCGTCAGAATGTGATCGGCCTGGATTACGCCAACATCGCGGATACCGTGCTCACCGAAGCGCTCGACCGTCTGGTCAACCAGGCTCAGCGCCGGGACGGTGAAGATCACGCGCTTGCCCTTGTCGCGCGCATTGGCGACGAGCTGGGCGGCAAGCACCGTCTTGCCGAAGCCGGTCGGCGCTTGCATCACCACGCGACGATGACCGCCAGCAATCGATCCGCGCAGAAAATCGATGGCGTCGTTCTGATCGTCACGCAGCTCGCGCATACTTCCTCTCCAGCAGAACGTCATTCCAATCCGTGCCAGCCACTTCCGGGATCATCACCGACACATTCAGCTCACGCTTACGGTAGCCGTCAGCGAGCGAGAGACGCCGAGCCAGTGCATAGGCTGCATTCTGACCAACGAAGTTCAGATCGTTGTCGGCAAAGATCACGATGCGCTTCACTTCATCTGGTGGCTCCCATGTTTGCATCAGATGCTCGGAGATCACCGACCACACCGGCACCCCAAACATGACGCTGGCGGCCAATGCCGTCTCGATGCCCTCCGCGACGCCGACCTCATCGGTCAGCACAGGCGCAAGGCGAATAGCGCCGCCCTTGGGGAACTCACCGGGCAGCATCTTGCGGGCAGGCTTCACGTCCGCCTTCCTGCCGTCATCGGTCAGGTACGTGCGATGCAGTGACTCTCCCTTGCCGCTGACGCCACACACCCGAGCAATCATCGCCGGATGAAAGGTGTCGGTCTCCCTGTGCAGCAGATTCGGGATGTATCGCAGCTCGCTCGACACGTTGGCGGAGAGTCCGCGCTTGACCAGATAGCGCCACACCGGACTACCGGGCATGACCGGCTGACTCTCGCGCCACTGCTCCCTCGCCATGCCCCTGGTATCGACCTTCTTCGGCTCCTTCTGCGGTGGCGCGTCCTTCGGCAGATTGCCTATGATCTCGTCGACCTTCTTGGCTGCTTCGGCATAGGTCCAGCCGTTGACCTTCATCACCAGGGTGATGCCTTTCCCGGCGCCGCAGCCGTTGCAGTAGTGATCTCCATCCTTCTGGCGGTCGTGGAAACGGAAGCGATCATCGCCACCGCAGGCAGGGCAGGGATGGTGCTTGCCATCGAGGACGGTGGGCGAGACGCCGAGCTGTGGCAGTATCTCGCGCCAGCGACCGTGCGCTGCGTCCAGGGTACGTGGCTTGTCCATTGAGTGAGTCATCAGTACTTCACTACCTGCTACGTAACTGACTCGTTACAGATACAGATTCAGAGACAGAACAGAACAGAACAGAGTCAAAAGCGTTAGCATTCCCGCTTCATCGCCGTTACGTGTAACGTTACATCGCCGTTTCATGGACTGTTACGCCGCTTGCTTTTGCTGTTTCTGTCGGTGTTTCTTCACCCGTTCCGCCGACGTGTCACTCTTGTATTGGCGGGTGTTCCAGTTGTGCGGGATGAGACGTCCGTCCTTCTTGTCGATCAGCTTGTTGCCAATGAAGTATTCCAACTCCTGCGCCAGATCGTCTGCGCGCATGCGGAGCATGAAGGCGAGGTCATCGAGGCTAGGTAGCTTTCCGTCATTCTTCGATGCAACGCACCAGATGTTGACGAGAAGTTTGAATCGCTCCGGAATGAGCTTCTGTATCTTCGGGTCGTTCACCATGTCGTCGTAGACGCGAAACCATCGGCTCATGCCGCCATCTCCATCGGCGGATCGAACATACCAACCTCATCACCCCAGCAGTCCCATCCCTGCCGCGACTCGCGAGCAAATAACTCGACACGCGGGCCGGGGCAGTACCGCTCGATGCGCCTGAACGCTTCGTCAGGCTTGCGCGAGTGCTCGCGTGCCGGAGAGATGATGATCTCATGAACGTCGCGCGCTACGCGCTCCGGCATGCCGGTGCGGAACAGTAACAAATCCTCGGCGTTCTTGCGTGAGGTGAAGCCCATGCCGGTGTGTAGATCGGTGCGGAAATTCATGAACGTGTCGTTGTCGTGAGTTTGAGCGAAGCTGCGCTTGAGCTTGACCCACACCGCGAAGCGTCCCGAATAGCGAGCGCCCCAAGCGCGCACCATCTTGTCCGGTGACCACTGCTTCTTCGATCCTGGCGGCGCGTAGAACTTGGGCGACGTCACCCACAGGAACACCCAGGCGCCGTCAGGATGCAGCAGATCAGCAACCGGCAGCGCCGCGATGTCGGCGTCGGTCATGCGCTTGTAGTGCTGCGGCCTTCCTTTGGTGCCAGCAACGAACCGCGTAGGCGGATCGAGCAGGATGCAGCGGTAGCCGTTCTTCTGGAGGCCGGCGAAAACGTGGTCCGGTGGAAGCAACTCGGTCATGCGGCGATCTTCATGTTATGCAGTCCGTTGCCGGCCTGACGTTGCTCGGTGATCCATTCGAGAAGCGTGTCATTCGATCTCAGATCAGATTGCTTGACGAAGTGAGCGGGATCGCCGTGCTGTGTCAGGAACGGAGATGTTTTTGCCTCAGCGGCAAACTGCCACCCGAGCAGTCGGTATTGCAGAGCGCTGACCTGCATCACTAGCGCAAAGGGGACGCATGGACTTTTCTGGATGTCCTTCGGCTTTACGATCAGTCGCCCATGCGAAAGGTCTGTAGACCGCACTTCGATTAACCCTCCAACATCCCGGTCTCTTATGCGTCCGATAGACGGACGCCAGGAGAGATTGAGAATGAGTGACGCAGAGAACTCGCAATGCGCGCCGCGAATATCCATGCGATCATGCGTGTGAGGCGGCCCATCTCCTGGATCGCGATCGAGTCGATTGGCATTCTGGAATCGTTTGCGACCCACCCAGGTGCAAATACGGCTCTCATCGGGGGTTAGGAGCATGTCCCAGTTCATCACGCGGCCTCGCGTGTTTGATCTGGACCGCTCTGCGAGGTGCAAACGATACCCCATTGCTTTCGCGCATCCTCAATCAGCATCAGCAGGTCAGTTATTGGCAGGATCGCCACCCAGTCCTTGTTGTTGCGTCTGTGTGCGACGATGGGAATCTTGCCGGCAGCATCGCTGATCGCCTGCTTGAGCCATTCGTAGAGACTGCCACTCTCGCAGCGCTTCACCTCGAAGTGGACGCCGGGAATGTCGTGGACGACATCGGGACTATCGCCGCCGCCAGAGAATTGCTGACCACGGCGCGCAGTGATCCCGCGTTCGCGGAGGAAGGCGGCGAACTCGCGTTCGCCTCTCTTGCCCTTATCCCGGCTGTTCATTGCCAATCACCTCCCGGTGCAGCCGCTCCAGCAGTGCGAGCACTTCTTTCAGGCCAGCCTTCTCAGCGATGAAGGCGATGATTGCTTCGAGGGCCGACGTGGCAGTCTGGAGCGCACGCTCCGCGCTCTGCTTCTCAGTCGCCTTGCGGATGACTTCGAGGAAGCGCGCCACGTCCTTGTTGCGCGGCCGGTAGGTCGGCTGGCCCCAAAACGGTGATCCAATTTTCGCCATCACGCCGCCTGCTTGAGCGGATAGGGGACGGCCTCGTGCCAGACCAGGCGGTGGAGCGCCTTGCGTTCCAGTTCCTCGATGGAACCGTCATTGATGAGATGAACGTCGCAGATGAAGCTATCGATGTGCGCTTCCGAGGCATGCTTGCGCGGCTTCCAGAACTGCCACCACTGGCGCGACACCTTGGCGATCTCGACCTGACCGGGGCGCGTGACGCGGGCGAGCATGCCGCCGAACTTCAGGATCGCTGCCGCCTCGTTCGGAAAGCGAACGTCGTCAGCGACAATGCGAAACCCGGCATCGAGCTTGGCCTGAGCACGGAGCTTCCAGGCGTTGACCCAGAAATTCTGATCGATCTGATTGCGGATGATGTCGGTGCCGAACCATTGCAGGAACCACCGTGGCGTCTTGCCGCATAGGAGGGAACAGGGCTGCTCCTTGAGACTTCCATCTACTTGTTCGCGGGTAAGACCCATCTCGCAGGCAGCGCCTTTGAGGGGGTCGGCAAATCGTACCCGCGCGAAGCCGTGCGCCTCACACAGGTAGCTGGCTACCGTCGTCTTTCCACAGCCGGCGAAGCCGGTGAGGCCAATGATGCTGATCATAAAGAGGCTTACCTATTGAGGGGGCTTGATTTTCCGTCGAACTCTGACTATCCTGTCAGTCAGGTGGGCGGCGGCCCTCCTCCTCGTCGGAGGGGAAGCCATCGTCCTCGTCGTTCAAGAACTCGTCAGGAGAGGTGCGCGCAGAACCCGCATTCACCCCCACGGCGCGAAGGTAGGCGTCGATGAGCGTCTGCTCGTACTGCATCTGCCGTGGGTCTTTACGCCGGAGCTGGACAATGGCCTTGAGTGCTTTGACATCGATCCCGTGGGACTTAGCTTCAGCGTAGATGTCCGCGATTTCAGTAGCGATTTCATCCCGTACCGCGTGCTTTTGCTCGACCCGCTCAACGTATGAGCGGATCGCACTTGCTGTGTGGCTATCCACCAAGGGTTCGTTGTCGGTGAACATTTGTGCGTGACCAGGGTGAATATCTCTTGAAAACGGGGGTACAATACCCTTATCTACCCCCATGGTCAAGCAATTCGTTGCCGAGGGGCGACGTGTGCGAAGGGGCCAAGAAAATGGCGAAGAAAAAGAGCGAGTACCGTAGGAGGCGAAAGTTGCGAACGCAGATCGCCAAGAGCGCCGATCCGGAATCTCTCGGCGCAGTGCTGGGACGGATCGACGAGCGGCTATACGATCTCGGCTACACCGATCGGCATGCCTCGACACTGACCGGCATGTCGGCTGACCTGATCCGCTCGATCCGCAAGCAATTCCGGATGGGCATCCAGCACAACATCAGCCGACCAACCATCGCCAAGCTCGCCGAAGCGCTGGAGACAACGCCGATCTGGCTGGCGCGACGTGAAGGACCGAAAGACGCCAGCGAGCACACCGAGGCTCGTGTCGCGGCAGGGCAGCACGCTGACCTGATCGAGAAGGACGCGCCTACCGTAACCTTCTCCACGCGGCGGCGAGTACGCTCACCACCTGCTACGGTAAGGCACACCGCGGAAGCTGCTACGTTAAAGGTGACCGACAAGGTTGCCGCTGGAGCCTGGTTCGAGACTGATGCTCACCACAATGGCGTTCACTTCGACATTACGGTGCCAGCCGACCCGCGCCTTCCGGCCGAGCAGCAGGCTGCCGTCATTGTGGATGACAACTCTGCGGACATCTTTGCTGCCCGTGGTGACATCCTGGTGATCGACACCAAGCGCGACCCGAAGCCCAACGACCTGGTGGTGGTCTCGCGCACCAGGGCGAACCTCCGCGCGGTCTCGGCGCGACGCTATCGGCCGAGCGATGATCACGTTGAGCTGAGCTGTGAGAGCAATGACCCGCGTCATCAGGGCAGTGTCACCTTCTCGAAGAAAAACATGAAAGCTGAGGACGGCTCCATGGTGAAGGTCGAGGGCGTGGTGATCTACGTCTATCGCCCGGTTGTCTGACGTCTACCCCCCAATCGAGGGGGTAGAACAAACAAAAAGAGCGTCAAGTAGCTTCGCCTGACGCTCGTTCCATTGCCTGATTGCGACATTTTGTCATTCGGTTGTAATCCCCCCTTTTTGTTCACCCAAAATTTCGGTATGCCCCTCTGACGCCGAAAGGGAAGTTCTTCCCTGCCGGCCCAGCAAAGACCACACAACAAGGAGGGGGCAAATGCCTCATCAGGTCAACGAGCGAGCAGTCCTTGCTCGTGATGTCACGAGCCGCGGAATCATCGTGAAGGCGGGTGAACGCGGCACCATTGTCGATGTCGACCCCGATTTCGGGCATATCTTGTTCAAGACTGACCGCATCTATCCCACCATCCCCGGCAGTATCCTCCACTTTGATAGCGATGAGGTTCCGTCAGCGTTATCGCCGGTCTCTCCGCTCTCCGCCAAGCTCCTCGCCATCGCCGAAAAGCTCACCGATCACAGGGTGTCGCACCCGGCCATTCTCGTCGCGGTCTTTGCCGTGGCAGGGATCGTGTTCTTCCATCACGGCGGTGGTGAAGCTGGCGCGAGTCACATCGTCCAGGGTCCGAACGTGACGCTGCCGAGCACCAATACGGCGGGCTTGTCCTACAAGCCGTCCATCGCACCCTATGTTGCGCCGTCTTGCTCCAGGCCACTGCCGTTCCCGGTCGCGCCGACGCCGGCCACGCTGGAGAACTTGGAGGCGGTCTTTGAGATATGAGCGGGTAAACTACACCCTTTTTGCTTGACACCCGCATCTACCCCGACTATATAGGGCGGACTTCCACACGGAGGTCCGCCTTTGTCTTTTCCGACCTGCGCTTCTGAGACCATATCCGCCGTCACCAACGGCAATGCTATCGCGCTGCACCTGAGCACTCAGGTGGCGCTGAAGCTCGGCCTTCGCCTC